AGATGACTGTACTTTTATAAAATCTACATATTTAGACAACCCATTTTTACCCGAAGAAACAATTAAAGAAATAGAAAGGTTAAAAAAACTAGATTCTAACTATTGGACAATTTATGGGTTAGGGGATATGGCTCAACCTACCGAAACAATATTTAGACAATTTAATTTATGTAACACGATTCCAGATCAAGCCACGCTAATAGCTTTAGGTATGGATTTTGGATATAGCAACGACCCAACGGCTATTGTAGAAGTATATAAGCTAAATGACGATTTATATATTAATGAATTGTTATACGCTAAAGGTCTAACAAATCAAGATATAGCTAAAAAGTTAAGAGAGTATAACATAACAAGGCAAGTAGAAATAATAGGTGATAGTGCCGAGCCTAAAAGTATAGAAGAAATACATAGGTTAGGATTTAATATAAAAGGAGCTAAAAAAGGAGCGGATAGTATTAATATGGGAATAGATGTATTAAGGCGGTACAAGATACATATAACAAAAAATAGCGTAAATGCTATTAACGAGTTTAAGTATTATAAGTGGTTAGTAGACAAGAACGGGCAAGTAATAAACAAACCCGCAACAAATCAACAAGACCACTTAATAGACGCTATTAGATATGTAGCGTTAAATAAGTTAACTACTAATTATAGTGGGAAGTATTATATTTTATGAACAAAAACAACAATTTTATATTTATAACAAATGGCTAGAAAACAATTTGAGGTTATAGTGCCTACGGAGTGGAAAGATATTACTATTGCAGAATATCAAAAGTATTTAGAATTATCTAGGTTAAAGAGAAAAACAAAAGATGACGATATTATTGCTATGTTTTGTAAGGTGGATAAAAAAATTTTAAAAAAATTAAAATTAAAAGACAAAAAAACTTTAATTGAAAAAATTAACAAATTTGTAAATAGTAAAAATAATATAGAATTAGAAAAAAGAATAGAGTTTAAAGGTAAAAAATACGGCTTTATACCTAATTTAAGTAAAATAACAACGGGAGAATATGTTGACTTGGAAGAATACGGAACAAATATAAACGCTAATTTACATAGAGTAATGTCCGTATTATATAGAGAAATAGATAAAGAAGTTGGAAAATATTATAGTGTAAAACCTTATGATCCTAACGAGTTAGAAATAGACAAGTTTAAAGATTTACCAATGAGTATAACACTTTCAGCTTTAGATTTTTTTTTTTATTTAGGAAAAAATTTATTAGACGATTTGAACAATTATTCGAAAGAGATGTTGAGGAGCAAAGAGAAAAAACACTAGCTAGTAAATGGGGTTGGTATAATATTATTTTTAGTTTATGCAACGATAATATTTTAAATATAGATAAAATAACAAAAACAGAAATAACTTTAGTTTTAACTTATTTATGTTACCAACAAGACAAAAATAATATAGAAAAAAGTAATTATAATAAATATAAATGATAACATATAAAAACATAGTAGACGATTTTAATACAATAGCTACAAATCATTTTTTAATTAATTCTTTTCATAGTGGATTATTAGACGAAGTAGATATAAATAAAATGGATTCTAGCAACTTTCCTATATTGTATATAGAACCAGGAAATACAAATATAGATAAAGGCGTACTAACTTATACATTTACCGTATTTACTATGAACAAAATAAAAGAAGACTTGTCTAACCGCGAGCAAGTTTGGTCTGAAATGCTTCAAATTATGCAAGATGTTATAAGTGAGTTTAGACAAAACTTGTCGGTTCAAACCGCTAACGACCCTGGTAAAAAGTTTAGCTATATACCTAACGAGGTAGTTTTAAACTTACCTATAAACGCCGAGCCATTTAGCGTTAGATTTTCTAATATGCTTACGGGTTGGAGTGCAAATTTTACTATGCAAGTAAATAATCCTAATTCATTATGTGACGCTCCTATTGAGCCAAGCGATAAAGATAGAAACGAATAATGAGAGAGGATTTTAAAACAACGGCAATAAAAGAAGTATTAACATCATTTGGAAGTAAGTTAATACAAAAAGCAAGAGCTAACTTAAATAAAAAAGAGGGTAGAGCTAACGGTACTTTATTTAATCAAATGAGTTATGACATAGTAGAAAAAGAAAATAGCTTAAAATTTGAAATTAATTTTGGACAAGCTGAAGACTATTGGGCGTTTGTAGACCAAGGAGTAAGAGGTAAAGGTGGTTATAAAGGTAGAGGTAATTTACGAGGTGTAGGTAGTCCGTTTAGATTTGGTACAAGATCTGGAAAGAAAAATGGTTTAAGACTTGCTATTGAGCGTTGGGTTTTAAAAAAAGGTATAAGAGGAAGAATACAAAGCGATTGGAAAAATAAAAGTGGTGCGGGTAGATTTATAACAAAAAAAAGTTTAGTTTTTTTAATTAGTAGAGCTATTTATTTAAGAGGTTTAGAAAGAAGTAGATTTATTTCAAAACCTTTTGAGGATATGATAGACGACTTAAAAGTTAGTATAGCTATGGCGGGTAAAGTAGATATTGAACAAACTGAACAAGTATATTTAAAAGAACAAAAATTTAATTTAAAAATTAGTTTATAATGGCGTTTACAATAGAACAAAAACCTAATCAATTAGCGGGAGCAAATAACCCTATGATGTTTGTATTAAAAGAAAGCACGACTATTATAAACGACCCTAAATTTAAGTATGTAGCCAAAATATATAAAAGCACAACTAACGCTAGTACGTGGTCTTTATTAACAACTATAAAAGTGCCTAAAAACAATGCTGGGGTTGGTATTATAGATATACATAAAGTAGTAAGAACAAGTTTAGAAACACAATTAAAAGATGTAGGTAATCAAGAATCAATAGACGGTTCTATACATTCAGTAGGTAAAAATGACACGTCTAATATATATTCTCAAAATACAAGTCAAGTAGTAGGAATAAAAGTAGAGGGGGGTTACGAAAAAGCCACGTCACAAACTACCGCTCCCGTTGTTACATTGCCTAGTGGTGGTGTAGACGGAGCTAGTGAAATTATATATTCTATTCCCGCAACCACACCTTTTACCGATACGGGTACAAATGAGGGCGGATTAGACATAGACGGAACAAATAACCCAATGACTAAATATATACCTCAAAGTATAGTAAAACAATTTTTAACTAATAGCCCAACATATCAATTTGTAAGGGGTGGTAATTTTTCCAGTGATAATGTAGACGAATTAACGTTAGCTTTTATACAAGACGGATTAATTACTGACGGTGCTCCAATAGAAAAAATTAACGTAAGCTATTATTTAGCTGACGGAAGTTTAATAAATAGTGTAGATATTAGTAACGTTACGGGTGTAGGTGGTAAAGCTAGTGCTGACGACGTAAAAAATAGTCTAATATATTTTGGAGCGGGTACATACAACTTGCAAAGTTTTAATAATGGTAGTACAAATCTACAAAGACCTAGCAACAATACTAATTGGGCGTACTATACAATTAAAGGACTAGCTACAAGTGGCGGAGTTAGAACAAAAACCTATTACTTTTATAGATATGGTGCTGGAATTACGAACGTAGAGGATAGACACCAAAGTTGCAATAAATACGACAATATTAGGTTAGCTTGGCGTAATAGATTAGGTTGTTGGGATTATATGAATTTTCGGGGTAAGTCTATGGAAAGCATAGATATAAAAAGCGAAGAAATAGAAAGAGTAGTAGGAAGTTGGAATAGTGCTACGTTTACTTATGAAAACTTTGATAGGGGTAGAGAAACTTTATTTACTGAAGCACAAAGAAAGTTAGTTGTTAATACTGATTGGTTAAATGAAGACGAGGGTGCTTGGCTAGAAGAATTGTTTACGTCTACTAACGTGCATTTACTAGACGATAATAGTATTGTGTACCCAATGATAATTACTAATAAAAATTACACAAAAAAAACAAGCGTAAACGATAAAATGAAAATACAATATACTATAAATTTAGAGTACGCTAATAAAGTAAAAACGAATAGCTAATGAATGTTAGACTTGTAGCATACCGTAGAGAAAATGATAGCTCCGCACCTTTTGACGTAGAACAATACGAATTGGATTTACAACAAGCTCCTAATGTAGTTGTAAATTATAATTTTTTAGATTTAAAAAATCCAGATCAAAGGAAAGCTAGTTTTAGCCAAACAATTAAATTACCTTTTTCGAACCGCAACAATGATTTTTTTGAAAACTATTTTGACGTAAATTTAGAAACGTTAGTATATAATGCTCAAACAAAATTTCAAGCTATACTATATATAGATAGTGTACCACAACTAAAAGGTTTTTTACAATTAAAAGCTATTTATCTAAATAAAAGATTATACGAAATAGCTTTATTTGGTAATACTGCGGATTTTTTTACTGATCTTAAAGATAAAAAACTACAAGACGCTTTTAAAAATGTAAATGAAACTACGGGGGCAATAACAGACGATAAACAACTAGACCACAAGCTAACAGTAGACAATATTATTAATAGTTGGACAACAGGAATTACTACTACGGAAGACACTCCGACTACTACTAACGATATAATGTACCCAATTATAGACTACGGACATTCACAACAACCTTTAAGCTCGTCTATGTTTTGGTCGCCCGAAGACTTTGTAGATGAAATTGGATATTCTAATACTGATTTATTTGTAGACTATTTAGAGATTTTAAATGGTATGAACCAATACGGGATTATAAGACCTAGTATGCTTAAACCCGCTATAAGAATACAAAGATTGTTTAGAATAATAACACAAAAAGCGGGTTATCAAGTAAAAAGTACATTTTTAGGAATTGACGACACAAACGTTTCTACACCCGTAACCGATACACAATGGTTTAGTAGATTGTTTATGACTTTAGCACCGCAATTTGAAAGAGTGCAAACTTTATTTGAAACCTCAACGTCTACTACTGGAGCTTTTGTTGGCTTTAAAGGTTTTAGTGAAACTGTGCCACCTATTGCTAATGTTCCTTTTTCGGGTGATTCTATTGGTGATATTTGTTATCAAGGTCTTGTTTGCACCGAAGTTTACGACCCTAATAATATGTATTTTGGTGACATATCGGCTTTACCTTTAAATATAAATATACCTACAGGTGTACCTTTTGCTCCCGCAATACTTTTTAACACTACACAAGATATTACACAAACAGACGCTCAATTACCTTTTGGTTGGGTTAGTATAGAAACAAAATTTACTTTACAAATACCGCCTACGGCTTATTTAAGTAGCGACCCAATAGATTCTATTAATGTTCAAGTGGCTTGGTATGAATACTCATATAGTAGTAATTTATTAGATTCAACAAATTTTACATTAACGCCGGGAACTCACGATATACAAACAGTAAGTGAATTATGGGCGGGTGGTCCTCAAATGGCGTGTTATTTAGTAGTTACTTTTTTTGGTGCTGAAAGTACGGGTAATTTAAGTGGTGATACATTTACACCCATTATAACCGATTTATCAATACAAAGTTTAGGCACGGGTGAAACAAGTATGTTTAGTGGTTTTGAAAAAGGAGAGGTTACTATGTTTCACAATATGCCCGATATGAGCCAAGCAGACTTTGTAAAAGACCTTTTAAATAGATTTAATTTAATTATAAAAACGGACCCCGATAACGAAAAATTATTATTAATAGAGCCATATCAAGACTTTATAAATGCGGGTACAACTAAATATTGGACGGAAAAATTAGACGTATCTAAAGAGCAAGTAGTAAAGTCTACTAATGAGCTACAAAATAAAATGTTAAGTTTTAAAGATTTAAAAGATAAAGACTTTTTAAATGATAGATATACAAAACAACAAAATGTAGTATACGGTGAGCGACGTAGAAAAATGGATAACGATTTTTCAAATGGTGAATTTAGCAACTTTAGTGTTATGTCGCCTTTTATAGCACAAGGATTACCCTATTGGGACACGAACGGTATAAATTCAGCTATGCCCGACCAAGACATAGCTATTGCTTATATGTTTGAAGCGGAGCTAGGCGGTGTTAGAAAAGTACCAAACGGTTTAAAACCTAAATTATTTTATTATTCGGGAACACCAATAGAATTTACGGGTACTAATCCTATTACTAATAATGCTTATAAATTTGCAATATATTCAAATTCATTTATATCAAGTTTAGATATAAGCGGGTATTATAAATATAGTAACCCTAGCACACCTACTACTAATAAATTTCCTTTGTGTTTACAATACAATTTAGACAACTTAAATACGGGTGTAGTAGCCGACACAAAAATAGTTAATTGGACTTATTATAGTCCGTCTTTTAATACGGGATTTACATTTAACTACTTTGGTAATTTGCCTAGTAATAAAGGTTTTTATAATGAGTATTGGGCACAGTATATAAATGAGATATACGACAAGGACGCTAGAATAATGGAATGTTATATAAATTTAGACCCCGAAGACATAAGAACTTTTGAGGGTTCGGGATTTCAAGATACATATTTTATAAAGAATTGTTTATGGAGAGTTATTAGTATAGATAATTATTTAGTAGGTGGTAACAAGTCTACTAAAGTAAAACTAATGAAAGTTATAGAAAGGTTAGAAACGGGTTGTGACGCTATACACACAACAACACAAACGGGTTTAATGACTTGGGTAGATAGTGCTACGGGTTTAGCAACTACTATAACTAACGAATGTTGCACACAACAAAACCCTAATTGGATTTTTGTTGAAACTAACTCTACTACGGGCGTAGGTGATTGTTACGAGTTTTTAGTAAATCAAGATAATAGTGGTGGTGACGGCACTATACCAACATATACCGATTTTGGATTTACACAAGTGCCTATGTTACCTTATAACAATACGCCAAATAATACATTTATTCCAGCTCTAATGCCTAATATAGAAAACAACTTTCCTATTAGTGCTATGAGAAGAAATGCACAAGAAACTAGAGCTATTACTATATATGCCCAAGCAACAACTTTTGACAACTCTACACAATATCAATTTACAAATAATAGCTATACTACAAAATTTTTAAAACTACCTAATTTTACTATGGTAGACGTTAAGATAACTTTATTAGGTACAGTTTTAGACGGCACAAATAAAGGAAAAATAGGTACGTTTACTTATTTAACTCTTTTAGTTAATAGAAGTGGTACGCCTAGCTTTGTAGGAACGGCGGGGGGTAGTTTAGACCATATAAATAAAGATTCAGCTTTTACTACACCAAGTATAAATATAACGGGATTTGATAGTAAAGGATTTTGGAAGCCGTTAATAGTTGGTGGTGCTAATGAACAAGTTATGTATACGGCAAAAATAGAATTACTAACTCAACCCGTAGGTAATAATGATACACAATTACCAACGGGAGCTATATTCCAAAATGGAAATAGAATATTGTTTGAAGAAAATAACTTTTTACTATGGAATTAGAAAAATACATAAAAGAAATAGGCAAACTTATGCCTATAGCTATAAATTTACTTACTGATCTTGAAGCGTCTAGTAGTAAATATAATTTTTCTAGGGGTTCAGAAGAATACCCAACAACATTTAAAGAACTTTTTAAAAAATTAAGATTATGGCGGAAAAAGTAACAATAGAAGTAGAAGCTGACGTAAAAGAAGCTAAAACTAAAATAGATGAAGTATTAGAAAAAATTGACGAAATAAACGACAATATAAAACAAACAGAAGCTAACACAAAAAAAACAGAAACGGCTACAACGGGTTTAGCTCGTGGTTTCAGTACGGTTGGTGTAGCTATGAAAGGAGCGGGTATAGGTATAATATTAAAAATAGTAGACCAATTATCTAACGCTATGATGAGAAATCAAGAAGTTGCTGACACCGTTAGTACCGCTTTTAATATGATAGGAATTGTATTTAATAAAATTATATCTACTTTTAAAACTGTTTATGATAGAGTGACCGCCACAACTGACAATTTTGACGCTTTAGGTAGAATAATGTCTAACTTAATGACACTAGCAATAACACCGCTTAAATTAGCATTTAATGGAATTGCTTTAGTTATAAAAGAAGTACAATTAGCTTGGGAAAAAAGTTGGTTAGGTAAAGGCGACCAACAAAGAATTGCAGAATTAACAAAACAAATAACGGGATATAAAGAAGAAATAAGAATAGCGGGAGAAGAAGCAATAAAGTCTGGTAAAGGTATAATAGTAGATTTTAGAGAGGGTATTGGAGAAATATCTAAAATGGGTAGTGTTGTAGTAGAGGAATTTAACAATACGTTTAAGGGTGTTACTATAAATACTATAAGAGAACAAGCTGAAGCCGTAACACAAGCAACAAGTAATTTAAGTCTATTACAAGCAAAGCACCAAAGAGTTATAGTAGAATTTGAAAAACAAGCGGAAGAACAAAGAAAAATTAGAGATGACATAAGCCAGTCAATAGATGATAGAATAGAAGCTAACGATAAGCTATTAGAAATATCAAAAGAACAAGCAAAAGCCGAAATAGAAGCACTAGAAGAACAAAAAGGGGCGTTAGCAACACAATTAGATTTAGAAGTAGGTAATAAAGAACTAAAAGCTCAAATATTTGCATTAGATACCGCAATTATAGAAGCTAAAAAAAGAGAAACGTCTTTAGATAAAGAAAGTGCGGAACAGAGAAACGCTTTAAATCAAGAAAGAATAGATAATTTAAACACTTTAAACGAGGTTTTAGTAGACCAAAGCGAAAGAGAGCTAGAAAGAATAAGACAAGAACAAGAACAAAGAGAACAATTAGCAAGAAGAACAATTAGCGATAAAGTAGAATTAGAAAAAGCATTAACTAAAATAGAAGACGAAGCGTCTAAAAGTAGAGCTAAAATAAAACAAGAAGAAGAACAGTTTAAATATAATATTGTTGCTAACACACTGGGGGCAATATCGGGATTAATAGGCAAAGAATCTAAAGTTGGTAAAGCGTTAGCAATAGCACAAGCTATAATAAATATGCGGTCGGCTTTAATTGGTATTAATGCACCGCCACCTATTGGAGCGGGTCCGTTATTTGGTCCTATAAAAGCCGTAGGTATTTTAGCTTCGGGGTTAGCAAATATAAAAGCAATTGTATCTACAAAAGTACCTGGTGATACGGGCGGGGGTATGCCGTCTGTAGCACCGCCACCGCCTGGAGATACTACGGTAGACACTACACCAGTAGCACCTGTATTTGGAGCAATAGAAACTGAACCGCCACCCGTACAAGCGTTTGTAGTTGAGAGTGATGTTAGTAGTAGTCAAGCGTTACAAAATGATTTAGATTTACAAGCAACGTTATAAACAATTTTAAACAATTTATATTTATAAGTATGAGTAAAGAAAAACTAAAAAAAGTAGAATTAATTATAGACGAGGATAGCGAAAGATTTGGTGTAGAAGCTATTAGTTTAGTTGAATTTCCAGCAATAGAAGAAAATTGGGTATTCTTTAATAAAGACCAATTCTTAACATTAGCAAAATTAGACGAAGAACAAAAAACTTTAGTTGGTGCGGTATTAATACCTAACAAAGAAATTCCAAGATATGATCAAGAAAAAGACGAAAAATATATAGTTTACTTTACCGAAGAAACTATAAGACAAGCACAAGAGCTATTTATGTCAAGTTTAAGAAACAATAACGCTACTTATGAGCATAAAGTACCAGTAAAAGGAATTAGCGTAGTAGAGAGTTGGATAAAAGAAGACGAAAAAAATGATAAGTCTAGCTCTTTTGGATTTAAAAAATTACCTATTGGTACTTGGTTTGTAAAAATGAAAGTAAATAATGATGAGATATGGAATAGTGTTAAAGAGGGTAAAGTAAGAGGTTTTAGTATAGAGGGTTTTTTTACTGATAAAATAATAGAAGCGTCAATACCGAAAGATATTATTGATTTAGCTGAAGAATGTACGGATTGCCCCGACGAAGTTACACTAGCAAAAATAAAAGACATTATTTTAGAAAACGAATTAGCCGTAGTCGGTAGTTTAGACGGAGAGCCGTTATTTGCAACCAAAGAAGAAGCGGAAATATACGCAGATATGTTTAAAGGTTGTAAAGGTTTTCATACTCATAACGTAAACGGCGTAGTTAGGTATATGGCTTGTTATACACACGAAGAAAGTACAAAGAAAGAATACATAGAAGACGAGTTAGGAAAAAAACGTAAAAAGTATAAGAAAAAAAACAAATATGTAAGTTATTCTAATTATATACATAAACAAGCATTAGCTAGGTATAATTGGAATGATTGTATTAGAGATATGGTTAGGCAATACAACAATAAAAAAATTGCTAATAAGGTTTGTAATTCCATAAAAAATAGGGTAGAAAAAAGCTAGTCCTATGAACAATTATTTAAGTTTAATATTTATAAAAAAAAAGTAACAATGACTACAATAGAAAAAATAAAAAAACTTTTGTTATCTAAAGACGAAAGTAAAGAAGTAAAAATGTACGCTGAAATGATACTAGACGACGGTAGAGTATTAGCAACAGAAGACGAACAATTTATGATAGGTTCTAAAGTTATGGTTATTGGTGACGACGGAGAAACATCACCGCTAGACGCCGGGTCATACACAATGCAAGACGGTGCAAAAATAACAATAGACGAAGATTCTAAAATATTAGATATGGGCGAAGAAAAAGAAGCGGAAGAAGTTGAGAATGAAGAAGAAAAAGAAGAAATGAAAGAACACGAAGACGAAAAAGAAATGGAAGAAATAGACGAAGAAGAATTATCTAAAGCAATTTTTGACCATACTCCAGATCACGTAAGTAAAGAAAAAGCTAAAGAAATGGCTAAAAAAGTTAAAGAAATGGCTTATGGTGATAAAAAAGAAATGGCGGAAGAAGTAGAGAAAGTTAAAGAAGAAGTACAAGAAGAAGAAATGCTTGAGATGTCTAAAGATATGATTTCTTCGTTAGTAGAAGAAGTTGAGGAATTAAAATCTCAAATAATAGAATTAGAAAAAGAACCGGGTAGTGAGGGTTTTACTCATTCACCCGAAAGTAATACTAAATCGCAAAAAGTTGATTTAGCAAAAATGACGGCAAAACAACGAGCGGTCTATTACATTAATAATAAATAATTAAAATTTTTTTAAAATGGCGAATAACAAATACAATTTATCAAAAGATTACCAATTTGACATAAATGTTATTGATAACACTTATGCGGGTAAATTAGCTTTGCCTTATGTAACGGCTGCCGTGAAGTCACCCGATACTATTGCGAAGAATTACGTAAGAACAATTGACGGATTAAATGCGAAAGCGGTTATATCTAATATTGGTATTACAAATCCTATTGTTGCGGGTGGAGATTCAAACTGCGGTTTTACATCTAGTAACGATACAAGTTTAACGGAACAAGTTTTGACATTAACTGACTATAAGGTTAACGAAGAAATTTGTAGAGCAAAAGTTTTCCCAACTTGGATTGGTGAGAATATGGATAGAAACGGAAACCTACCAGGAACGTTTGAAGACTTTTTACTTTCAACTGTTGCGGGAAAAGCTGGAGAGCAATTAGAAAAAGGAATTTGGATGGGAAAAGTTGACGATGTTAACAATTCTGTTGGCTTTACGTCTAATAGCGGTACTTTAGACGAAGCGGGAGCTGACGCTAGTGCTTGTAAAGATTTTACAGAAGTTACTTTTGCTGACGCTTTAGACGTTGACGATATTTTAACTAATATGGGAGCTATGTATAACGCTTCAGTTGGTATTGGTGGTTTAACATCTAAACCGGGTTTTGGTTTTTATATGAATAACAAAACTTATGCTTTATACATACAAGCGTTAGCTAAAGCGGGATCTAACCAAGGTATCAATAATCTAGGTGCTTCACAGTCGTTTGAGGGAGTTACATACTTTGGACACCCAATTTATGTATGCCCTGGTATGTTTGACGATTGTATTGTTGCAACATATAGAGAAAATTTAGTATTTGGTACAAATTTAGCTACTGATTACACAGAAGCTAGAATTATACCAACTTACCAATATGACGGTTCTGACAACGTAAGGATTGTTATGAACTTTGCGGTAGGCGTACAAACTGCGGTAGCTACTGACGGAGTTTTTGGAGCTAGAATTTGGACATAGTAGATAGATAATTAGGGGTGTGAAATATCACCCCTTTTTTTAAAAGAAATATTAACAATATAAAATATATAAA